TTTAATCTTTTAATTAAAAAATCACAATACTTATACGTATCGGTTGGATCAATCATACGGATAAGATCAATAACCGTGATATTTAATTCTGGATGTTGTTCTTTTAATTTATCTAATCTTGACATAACTATAAATTTACTTCAAAACGCTCACGCATTTTAGTTAATACTTCTTCAGGAACATTATGTTCGTTAACCCCTCCATGTCTATTCTCAACAACGATTGAAAATACTTTGTAATCGTAACGATCCGCCATTTCAAAATACGGTTTCATCTCCCATTCTTGGGTAAATGTATTTGAAACAACAATCACCTTATTTAAATCCGCAGTGTGATTCAAGATCATTGCATTGTGAACACTATTCTGACACCACTGGTGGGCCTCCTTTATTTTTGTCCCATCAAATTTATACTCACCATCAACCATATAAAACATATCAGTTTCAAAATGAGTTCCACCCAATGATTTTGCAAATGTTGATTTTCCACTACCGGGAATTCCTCGAACTATGTATAATATTTTTTCCATACTGCAAATATAGAAAATTTTTTTTCAGTAAACAACTATTTATAGATATGAAAATTATTATTACGGAATCTCAATATAATACGATAATTAATGAAGGATTTGATTTTGATTCAGTTTATAAATCTTTGTACCCCAAAATGCTTAATCAGATTTGTTTAAGTTACGCTAACGGAGATAGAGATAAAGCTGATGAATATTGTCAATTAGGTTTTATTAAAGTTTACCAAAAAATGGACTTATATAAAAATACCGGTAGTATTGAAGGTTGGGTAAAACGAATAATAAAAAATACCATAATTGACGAACTTAGAAAAAACAAAAAAAGTCCAAAAATGAAAGATGTTGATTTTGAAATTCTAGATGTTTTAGATGATTCCCCTGAAGAACCTTTGTATTCTTCATCGGATATTAAAAACGCCATGGAAACTTTACCACCAAGTTATAGAAAAGTTTTTGAATTATATTATTTTGACAATATGTCTCACCTAGAAATTGCGGACGAATTAGGTATTAGCGATGGGACATCAAAATCCAATTTATTTAAAGCAAAAGCAAAAATAAAATCATTTTTAGAGGATTTAAATAAAAAAAGGGAAGATTTCTCCTCCCTTTAGGTCGACAACGAATTGTCCGACTCCACCACCTTGTTTTTAAGTTACAAGGAAACTAACTGAAATCAACACTACTTGATATTCTTAACCCATCAACGTATGTATCGTGATATTTTTCATTACTAATCCAAGATGAGGAATAAGACGGATTTTCATCATAGTATGTATGACTATCAAAACCATCCTCACACCAAGTCAATGCCATTTCAATGAATTCTTCAGTATCCTGTAGATCACCATATTCATCAATAACTCTACCTGAACGAATAAAAGATAATAATTCTTCTTTATTTGAGTAGTGTTTATTTTTATGAAAGTTCCAACAAAACTTCCACCCCATACTTCGTTTACCCAAATGAACATTCATATCTTCAATGAATTCATCCCAAACACTTTGAAATTCAAACCCACTTTCTTTTGGTTCAGAAAAGTTACATTTAATTTTTGACACATCCCATAAATCTAATTTAGACACTTTTTCAAACAATTTTTGATGTCTAATAACAATATCAGATGATTTTGGTATTCTATAATAATTTGTTCCCATGTTTATATTTTTTCCATCCAAAGATAATAACTTGGAGGGTTGTTAACACCTATTGAAATATCAGTGAACTTACCACCAATAATAACTCCCATTTCTAAATTAACTTTATTGACCGTACCGGTTAAGTATCCAAATACCGTATAATTCAAAGTTAAAGAATATACACTACCAACAGAATAAAAACTATAGTTTTGAGGATCCATTGAATTGTAAGTATACTTACTTTTTGTGATGAACTTAATCGTATCAACAGGAACCATATCTATTGGTAATGCCATCTCACCAGTTCTATATCTTGTGATCACCCAAGTTTGACCCGCCAACGAATATGAACTATCCTGTGGTGTTGGGTTAGTGATTACCGGTGGTTCAATGGTTCCGGGTTCAATTACTTGTTTCTCACAAGAAACAAAACCTACCACCAACATTAAAAAAAACAATATTCTTTTCATATCTTACTTTGTTACCAATGCTTCAATTCTACTCTTAACTTGATCGGTCATTGAGATCTCATCCACATTACTAATAATTACCGAGTTAAGTAAAATTTTATTCGGAATGTGAACCAAGAATGTATCCCCATTATAAAAACTTAAATCATGACCCAATTCAATAGATCCATGAATTGCCTTCAAGAAGATCTTAAATTGAATCTGATCCATAAAGGTCTCATTAATCAACACACCCATACTCTCATTAATGACTTTTAGTGTGTATCCTGTAATTGTTGGTTTTGACATATCCTGTAATTTTATACAAATATAATAATAATTTTTTAAATAGTCCCCCAATTAAGGGGGACCGATATAATTTAATTTTGAGTGAACGCTTTATCAGCCCAAGTTTTTGCTCCCATTCGAGTCCAAATATTCATATCACACATATCAGGGAATGATTCTCTCATAGTCCCAACAGTTAGTGTCTCCAAGAATCCTTTGTCTATTGAAAACCACTTACCACCTTTAGTAGTATAAACATTCATCCAATGACCAAACTCATTTTTCATTTGGATGTTAACCAATGCATTTTTTTTATATCCACGAATAACACTAGAAGGTGTACATTTAGTGTCGTGGACACTAATAAACCCCGCTCTACATTTTCCTACAATACGGAATTTATATTCTTGATTCACATCTTTAAGATGATTAGTAACAAGTACCTTATGTACCTTGTTTTTAACGATTGTGCTAAAAGATCCGTAAAATACGTCACCAGCCATTGTTCCTTCATTAACTGTGATAATTGTGTTGGTTTTTGTAGTTGTCATAATTGTTTATGTTTTTAATTACACAACAAAGGTAATGCTTTTTTTTAAACTGCCAAACATAAAATAAAAAATCCCACAATTTTTTTTTAAAAAAATCATGGGATTACTTTTTTTGATTAACCATTAAATAACTGAGAAGGGGGATTTTGGTTGTTTTTGTATGATATAAATATATCATTCTTTACCAAAAACCAATTTTATTTTAAATTTTTTACAATAATTTTATAAAATTCGTCATTTTTTTTATCCATAGGTATTTCATTAACTCCAAAATATCCACATTCACTATGTTCTCCACCATCAGCGGCGTTTTCTAAATCAGGATAAATTTCTTCATCAACCTCAAGTGAATACACATACATGAACCCTTTTAAGTAAGTCCCATCTTTATTATAACGATCAATAAATCCAACTAAATCTAAATTACCATCAACTTTAAGATTTGTTTCCTCATAAAACTCTCTACGAGCAGCTTCCTCAGGACTTTCACCCTCTTCAATCCCACCACCAGGTATTGACCAAACACCAGGTAAAGTATTGTTGCTACTTCTCTTACATAACAATACCTTATCATTACATTTAACCAATATACCTGAAAATCTTTTATTTTTCTTCATGCGTTCTATATTTATAAATATGGAAATAATAATAAACAATAATCTTTTTAATGTCAAATCTGCAATAACAGATAAAGATATTCAAGAAGGAATGCAAGGTAAAAAATTTGATGATAATTTTAATGGTATGTTATTCATAATGGTCGAAGGCGTTCATTCCTTTTGGATGAAGGATTGTCTAATCTCTTTGGACATCCTTTTTATATCAGACGGTAAAATTCAAAGAATTTACAGTGACTGTCCTCCTTGTCGGGAACAAGATGATTCAAATTGTCCCCGATATGAAGGTGTTGGTGATATGATCTTAGAGATCAATGGTGGTGATTGTATCAAGTATGATATCACTGAAGGTGATTCAATTTTGATTAAAGAGTGATTTTTGATCCGCAAAAACACTAACTCTTTCCAAAGCAATTTTAGCGTAATTAGAACTTAATTCAATACCTAACCATCTACGGTCTAATATCTCCGCAGCAACTAATGTTGTACCTGATCCTGCAAATGGATCTAACACTACATCGTTTTTGTAGGATAATATCTTAATCGCTTTGGTTGGTATGTCCATGGAGAAGGTCGCCTTGGTGAGTGATTTTGTATCTGCAAAATAATTCCACTGACCAAAAACAAGCTCCATAAATTCTTTCTTATCCGTTTCCTCATACACAACTTTTTTCTTTAATGTCCCATCTTCTTGTTCGATCTCGGTTGGGACTCCCTTCCATTGTGGTTCACCCTTAACTTTCTTAATGTGATGTTTCTTGTAAGCCAAGATTACACACTCTTTTGGGTTATAGATGTATGGGCTAGATGGTGACATCCATGATCCCCACGCAGTAGTTTTAGATCTATGTGGCGAATCTTCTTCAAGGTCAACGATCCCAAAAAATTCATAACCAATCTCTTTCATAATTTGCCACATCTCAGATACGAAGAATATTCTTCCACCTTTCTTCTGTCTATTAATTTCATAAGGAATGTTAAGTGCGATACGCCCATCATCCTTTAATAACCTATATGCCTCACTTAACCAATTTTTGGCAAACTCCACATACTCATTGAACTCAACATCGTCTTCATGGACATCATAAGCAATCCCAACCCCATAAGGTGGTGATGTTACAATTAGATCCACAGACCCTTCAGGTAATGTTTTCATTACCTCTACACAATCTCCGTTTATTATTTTTCCTGTTTCTATCATATTCTTATATTATACTCTCTAATAAATCCCACACTTCATTTGAAAACTTCTCGAATAGGTCTCCGTCCTCGTCATCAGATAAATCAACAATATATTCATCCACACAAAAATCTACAATTATTTCGTGTATCTCACCTAATGTTTGATCATCATTTTTCAAACCCTCATATTGATTTAGGATCTGATTTTTTTGTTCTTCTGTTAATTTCATTTTAATTATATTTTATCGTATAAAAAAAGTACTAATCCAAATATTATTACAATAATAATGGACCATCCAAATACTTTATAATTTCTTTTCACTTGTTCTTCTGATCGTCCTTGCCAATCATTATTATTCCAAATCATAACATATTAGATATTACTTGAGCTAATTTATAACCTGTGAATGCCCCTATTGCCGCCGATCCCGGTAAAACAATAAACTTACCCAACATAGTTTCATATTTCTTTCTATTAACAATATACGAAATTAATATGTAATAAACAATATAGTTAAACAACACTAAAAAGTCCAGTTCTTTCGCCGCAAAAACTACAATTGAATTTCCAAGGAACCCCCACATAAAATTGATGAGAGTTTCACGGATAAGTTCAGCCGGAGTTGTTATTGCGTCCAACACATTTATTTCTTTTGTTAATCCTTTTTTATTTTTCATTTCCATAATGTTCTTCTAAATAATCGTAAAGATTTTTAAACTCAATAGTTTTATCTTTATTTAAATAATAAAATTTCATTTGTTTTGAGTTTAACCCATATTTTTTATCGTGACCCAACCTATCTTCAACGTGTTCTATACGTACATCTTGATTAAGGATTGATCCGATTGTTTTAATAATATCCAAATTCGTTACTCTGAAACCAGTACCAATATTCATAACTCGGTTAATAATCTCACCATCAAACATTAAATCACAAATAACTTTAACATTATCATACACATACATCCACTCTCTTACTTGTTTACCATCACCGTAGATCGGAATTGGTTTACCTTGTTTAATTGATCGTGTAATAGTTGGGAGAAATTTTTCCTCAAATTGGTGTTCCCCAAAATTATTACAGGTTCTTGTTATTAAATAAGGTAACCCATAAGTTCTATTAGCGGATATTACTAACATATCAGATGCTGCTTTAGTTGCAGAATAATACGAACTTGGTTTTATTTCATTTGTTTCAGTTGCCGTATGATTAATAGCGAAATGTTCATCCATATCTCCATACACTTCGTCCGTTGAGATGTGTATAAACTTTTTTAGGTTCTTGTTTTTTCTTGATATCTCTAATAAATTAAAAGTTCCTTCCACATTTGTTCTCACAAATGGTAACCCGTTTTTAATTGAATTATCAACGTGTGATTCCGCAGCAAAATGAACAATATAATCAAACTCACCCAACTCATCACTTGTCACATCACAAATGTCTTTTTGTAAAAATGATACATTATGTTTAATATTCATTCTACGTCCAGCATATGTGAGTTTATCAACACAAAGAACATCACATTCAAAGTTATCCAATAAGTGGTTTATAAAGGCGGAACCTATAAAACCCGCACCTCCTGTTACAACTATTTTCATTTTTTCTCTAATGTTTCTATGTGATGTTGCAAGTACCATAACGCTTTCTTAAGGTCCTGCAACTCTTTATCAGATTCTTTCTTACCGGCTCTTGAGATATACTTAACCGTATTCCCCAATGAGAACCCTAATTCCCAAGCATCGATTACTTTGATTGCTTCGTAAGGATTATTTTCACCACCATAATGTTGGGGGTGATTAACTTGTTCTACTTTTGGTGTAGGACACTGACAAGGTCCTGTTCCACCACATACACATCCATTTTCCATTATTCCTCCTCTCTATATTCATTTAATAAATCATCATTAGACATTGTACCATATTTTCCACTAAGACCATCCATATCAACAAATGAGGTCATCATATGTTTTGTATGATAGATTTGTTCGGTTAAATTAAGTGATTTAACAATCTCTTGAATAATCTTATATGGATCAGCGTTTGATCCTGGTCTACGGTCTTCAATATATCCCTTCCATTCGTTTGCTGTATCCTGAGGAACTCTAATTGATGCCCCACGATCAGATACCCCCCAACTAAATTTATCAATTGATTGAGTTTCAAATTTACCCGTTAAACGTAATTGATTGTCCGAACCATAAGCATTAATATGATCTTCGTGTCTTGTTTCAAAAGCCGAAAATAATGACATAAAATATCTTTCATTACTCTCATCTCTCATCATATCCGTTGAGAAGTTTGTATGTAATCCAGATCCATTCCATTCACCAATTCTTAATGGTTTTGGGTGTATGGTAATTTCATATCCGTATTTTTCCGAAATTTTTTCTAAGAAATATCTACTCATCCAAAGATCATCACCACCCTCTAACTTACCTTTTGAAAAGACCTGATATTCCCATTGACCTAAGGCCACTTCAGCATTTGTACCGGTTATATTAATACCATAATCTAAACACATATCAGTATGCTGTTCCACAAAATCACGACCAACAACATTTGATCCAACCCCACAGTAGTATTTACCTTGTCCTTCAAGGGATCTTCTGTCATGACCCAAAATTGGTCCATTAGGTTCTTTCATAATGAAATATTCTTGTTCGAAACCAAACCATAAGTCAGAAAATTCCTCAGCAATTTTTGATCTCTCATTTGTTTTATGTGGAGTACCATCAGGATTTAAAACCTCACATAAAACATATACCGTAGAATTTTCTAACGGAAACATTTTTTTGGTATAGATTCTAACAGGGTTTAATATACAATCAGAACTACCAGTTTTCGCCTGATTTGTAGATGAACCATCAAAGTTCCAAATTGGGACTTTTTTATCTTCTCTTAATTGTTCTTTAATTGATTCAAAATCTACGATTTTAACTTTGCTTCTTAAATTTGGTTCAGGATTATAACCATCAACCCATACATATTCTAATTTAACTTTCATTTATTTTCGTTTATATATTTTATTAATTCTTCCTCTGTTTTACCCTCATTGAATAATCTGTAGACCTCTCTTGAGAAATCATCCATTAAAAATGCCGCATCAACATTTAGATATCTCTTAATATTATTGATGTTTCTTACAATATGTTCTTTGGTGAAAAT